AAAACCGAAACTCGTTTGAATGTGACTATGCAAAGTACTAAAGATGGTATTACAACCAATTTAATTTGTATTTTAACTAATGCTGATATTATTCATCGTGATGTTACTACAGATACTGTATTTTTCTATCTACGAGGTTTGCCACCCAAACGAGGGGTTGAAAAATATCTTTTGCAGAATGATGTCACTCTTAAATTAAATGGTTTCTTGTTATCAAGAGAAGAAGATGGTTCAGTAACTCAGAGAAATGTTTCTCGCACCTTCAAATCTGGTTTTGTGGGTTCTGGAAGAATTTCTGGATATAATCATGAAATTATTGGTGTAACTAATGATAGTATTCCTACTGTAGATGGTGATTGTGGTTCTTTATTGATAATTGAATCACCATTGGGTTTCTTTGTTGCAGGATTTCATATTATTGCACAACTGAATATTAATAGAATCTTTTCTGTTCCTATTACAGCTGATTCAATAAAATGTGTACAGGATGCATTAAAATATGAGATCCAGAGTGGAACACCTATTTTATCTTCTCAATCGGCAGAAAGAAGTGTTGGTGAATTATCAAAGAAATCTGTTTTTCGCTATTTTGATAGTGGTTCAGCGGCAGTTTATGGAAGTTTTACCGGATTTCGTCGATCTGGGAAATCCCGTGTTGAAATGACTCCATTAGTACCATATTTGGATAAAGAAGGTTACAAAATAAGATTTGGACCACCTGTTATGCAAGGTTGGGAACCATGGCGTATAGCAGCACAAGATATGATTAAACCAGTTACTGAAATTAATGGTGATATTCTTAAACAATGTGTACAATCATTTTGTGCAGATATTATGAAGAATTTATCTAGTGAAGATCTAAATGCACTCCATGTTTATGATGATTTCACTTCAATCAATGGAGCCCATGGTGTTGCTTATGTTGATAAGATCAATCGTAGTACATCAGCAGGGAATCCTTGGAAATGCTCTAAGAAGAAATTTATGACAGCTATACCTGAGATGTATGGAATGCAGCACCCTGTAGAGGTTAGTGATGAAATTATGAATCGAGCAAAAAATATTGTTAAACTTTATCAGAAAGGTGAAAGAGCTTATCCGAACTTTTGTGCTCATTTGAAAGATGAACCTGTTGCTTTTAAAAAGATTAAAATGAAAAAGACAAGAGTTTTCACGGGTGCTCCATTTGATTGGACTATTGTCGTGAGAAAATATCTGTTATGTACAATTCGTTTGATTCAAAATAACAGATTCACTTTTGAAGCTGCACCTGGTACAGTTGCACAATCATATGAATGGCACCAGATGTATGAATATATTACAAAATA